CGAACTCAAATTCAAGCCCGACTTGGTGGAGCAGGCGAAATGACCAAGCTTACACGCAAGCAAAGGCTCGACCTTCTCGACTATGAACGCGAGATCGAAGATCAAAAACGCGCCGAAGCGGAAGCGGAAGCATCCGAAGGCTTGTCGTTTTTGCAAAAGCGTTTTCGCCATCA